AGGTTCTGCAGTCGATGCCACTATGTAATTGGTCCTGGTAGATGTTGCGAAACTTCCCGCTGAATCCGTCGTGTCTGCGTCATTCTCGAATGCTTTCACTGTGACCGAGTATGTTCCACCTGATGCGTATGTGTGGCTTGGTGTTGAATCTGATGTGCCCGTTGTGGTGTCGCCGTCTCCCCAGGTGATTGTGTATCTTGTGTTAGCGCCTGCGGTTGGTGTGTTGGTGATTGTCAGTGTCACCGTGTCACCGGCACTGATCGCAGTTGAATCTGCTACGAATGATGTTGATTTTATGTAGGTCCCTGCCTGTACGTTTCCAAGCACTTCGTTCAATTCGTCTATGGCATTTGTCACGGTAGTGGTCGAGGTCAATCCGAGGTAGGCACCGTCGCCGAACGTTGAGTCTGTTGGAAGCCTCATTTCAACGTTGTCTCCTGTTACACCTCCTGAACTGATCTGGCTGTCAACGTATGACTTGGTCGCGACATCTTCGTCCGCTGTGGGATCGGCCGCTTGTATGTTAGAAAGAGTTAAGTTTGAATAGTCTGTGACCGTGGAACCGTCCTGTGTTGTGGTTCCAAATCTAAATTTGTCGAGGGTCTCGTCCCAGATGAAAAGTGCATTATTGGCAGACGTCCTGTTGATCATTATACCAGCATCTGTGGCACTTGAAGCGTTCTCGTTGATGGTGATTATGTTGTCTTCGACTACTAACTGTTGAGAGTCTATCGTTGTAGTGGTACCCTGTACCGTTAGGTCTCCCGTGATTGTCTGGTTACCAGATATTCTAGTGTTACCGTTTACATCTAGGGCGAAATTGCCTGGCGAATCCGTTTTTACACCAATACGTCCGTTTGCGACATCTACGTACAGTAGGTTCGTCTGAAACGCAAGATCATTCGACCTAATCAGGTTCGATTCTAATATATCACCACTTATTCTATTAATTGCCATAATACTACTTTGATATTTACCAAAGAAACACAACGACAGTGGCCAGCCATAAATATTGATTATATGACACTATTACCCATCAACAAAATTGAAAGAGTGGCAGAGAAACGTGTTGACGTAAGACAGGTCGATGTCTACGAAAACAGCATCAGCGGTGATGCAATCCACGGCGGAAAGATCACTGATTTCCACAGCACTGGGATAAAAGATCAAGCAGAATCCGTACAGATCACAGTTAACAATGACAAGATAGAGATAGAAAATAATCTACTTGTCAAAGGCACGGTCACTGTTGAGAATTTGAAATACGTTGAGGCACAGGTTCCAAAACTTAATGTTACTGAGGCAGTAATGATAGACCACAATGAAGTTATCTGGAAGGACACATTGGGCAAGAGTGTGAAGACAAGTTCTCTGACACAACTGGGAATCTTGAAGAATCTACAAGTTGATAAAACTTTTTTCGCATCACAGAAAAGGGTTGGAATCAACACAGAGGCACCGTCAGCGGAGTTCTCTGTGAACGTTGATGGCTATGAAGTGATCACGACGATGCACGAGAAAAATGCCTACGTTGGAACACATTCTCCAGCGGCATTCGCCATAGGAACAGACAACACGGCCAGGATAACCTGTAAGTCAAACGGTGACATAGTGTTGGGTAATGAAAATGATTCGTCAACAAATGTTAGTGTTACAGGCAAGTTGGGCATAGGAGCCAAGAATCCACAGGAAAGCCTACACGTGGTTGGCAACATCAAGTTTGCTGAAAGAACTTTCTCATCAGGATTACAGGCACCCACCGAAGGAAGATGGGACACTGGATCCATAGTGTGGAATGACAGGCCAGAATTAAACCAACCGATCGGTTGGGTCTGTGTCAAGGGTGGAACACCTGGCAGTTGGCGACCATTCGGCCAAATCAATTAAGAAATAAAAAATTATTCGCCTAGTTTGTGTAGATTGTGTATCACAGCCACAATGTGTCCGCTGTCCGATCCGTTGTTGGCCGGAGGTGCTGATCCAAACGTGATCGCTCCACCTGAGTAGGTGTAGTGTGTGCCGGGTATCTGATATACTCCACCAATGAAAATTTGCATGTCTGTTGCGTCAGTGGGTTCAACAGTCAGGTTGGCCGCTGTAGATCCGTCAAGTGTGTTACCCGATCCATTTCCAAACACAGTCGTTGATCCATCGCCTTGGAAGGTGTCCACGGTTAGTGTTTTTTCTCTAGATGCATCTGATATATTGTACCATTGGCCACCATTATACGCTTGATAAGTTGATGTGGTTGAGTTGAAAACAATCTGTCCATTTTGACCTGTCGGCCTATTCGCAGTTGTGGTTTTTGGAATCTCGACGGTCGTTGCACCTGGTTCCAGTTGTCTGTTTTTAACATACCTTCCCATGGTTATTACAATCCTATCGTTGATACTGTTGCTATAATCTGTCCTGATGAGTCTGGAAGCTCTATGAAAATCTTGTCACCGTTGGCAAGGATTAATTTCTCCGTGTCTATCACGTAAGTGTCAGTGGCCTGTATCACAAGTTCATTGTATAACTTGTTGTCCACAGTTGGTGCAGTGGTGGAACCATCGCTTGGTAGCAGGTATACGTTCACAACGGCATCTGCCGCTGATGATATGTTGCAAAGGTGTATTGTTGTGACTGCTGTATCCGCCGTGGCCGTGAACACTGCTGTGCCCAGTTGCTCTGCTGATCCGTCAATTCTTGTCTGTGTTATCGCCATGTTATCCTAACGCAATCGCCAAAGCGGTTGCTTTCTTTTTACTTATCAGTTCTCCTTCTGCTCCTGAGCTGATGTTTGAGTTGATGAAGTACAGTCCTGTGCCGCCTCCCGCCGCTGTCTTGTTGTATAATTTTGTCACTGCCGTTGCAGTTGGTGTGCTAGCCGCACCCGAAAATGTCAGTGTGTCGTTGATCACCACATCGCCTGTACCGTTGGTTACCAAAGTAAGGTCACCGTTGGATGCGTCTGAAGTTATTGAAGTGATGTTTGTGAGATCATTGTCCAAATTCAAAGTGATTGTGTCAGGTTCCGCACCTGCTGTGTTGATGTTTGATCCGCCCGTGAACTGTAGGGTGTTTCCTGTCGCCACAGTGATCTGTGTTGAGTCATCGCCCGCTACCTTGAGGCTGAATCCTCCACCCACTTGTAGGTCAACATAGGCCTTTGTCGCCGCGTGATCTGACTCTGATGGATCGGCAAGTCTTAAATTTCCCGCCGTGATGTTGGTGATTGCTGATACTGACGCATCATGTGTTGTGGATCCAAGTACGAATTCTGATTGGTCAGCATCATAGTATAAAATTTGGTTGTTTGAAGATCCTTGGTTGAAGAAGATACCCGAATCCTCTGTGCCTGCCGTTGAGTTGTTCCTGTTAACTTCAATGAACTGATCTTCTATAGTCAGTGTCTGTGAGTCAACTGTGGTCTGTGTACCTGCGACTGTCAAATCACCCGGTATCCTTACGTATCTCGCATCAAGTTGTATGGTGTTCGAGCCCGATCCTGAATCGTATCCAGCACCCGCTTTCACTGTGTAATCACCTGATGTTCGTAGAGTCTTTGCCATTTGCTAGTATTTATGTTGTGAATGGGGGAGCGTGTAACTCCCCCATAAAAGCACGTTAACTGTATTAGATTGTGTCGATTTGACCCACGTCGTCTGAACCTGCACCTTCATCAGCACCCTCTGAGCTCAACGAGTACTTCGTTGAACCTGAAACGCTACCTGCTGTAACGTAGTGTACTGTGTTGTTGAAGATCTTACTCGCGTAAGCAACCGTTGAGTCATCCAAGATGATCTGCACACAGAATTCACCGTTCGTCAGTGATCCCGGCGCTTTCGCTGTCAAGGTCAACACCTGTGTCAATCTTGTTGAACCGTCCGCTGATAAGAAGTTCACTTTGAACTGCTTACTTGATCTCTGTGAAACGATGTAGTTGCCTGTCGCAGTTGATACCGCTTCAGCACCTGTTCCGTCTGGTTGAGTTGTTCCTGTGGCGAACGCACCAGTGACTTCGAAGTCTCCTGCTGAGTTACCAAATCTACTTTTCTTTACTGGTCTTCCCATTTGTTTTCTCCTTTAAAGGAGTCCAATGCCAGTTCTCCTGGCTACGCGGTTTTATCCGCATAAGTCTCCTGCCAGATGCAAGAGCACGTTTGAACTGTGTGTATTTACCAGATTTTAGGATGTGTAAACTGCAAAGAAAAAGGGCGATGTGATCCAATCCAAAATTTTAATCACACCACCCTTAAGGTTTTACGTATTTCTAGATTTTTATATTATTTTCTGTTGTAGATATGATATAAAATCCAAACTGCAACTAGTCCGATCAAGCCTTGATCTGAGAATCCTTGCAGTACGCCCTGGACGTTTCCGATTACAGAAACGTTTGGCCAGAACGGAATACCTTGACCGCTGAAAAGGATTTCCAAAACGATTCCCAATGCTATGAGTGAAACACCCACATCGGCTAATCCTTTTGCCCATCCTTTAACTTGGTTCATGATATCCATAGTTGGACCTCCCTTGTTAAGAGTTCTGTGTAGAACTCGCAATTATTTAGAAGTCTGGCACAACTATAAAACTAGCACATTTGGTCTGCGACTGGTACGAGTATGGAAAAAGATTGATAAGTGCGTGGTTAATGATCTGTCAGTCACAAAAAAAGGGCGACATTTCTGCCGCCCTTTTTGAAATAAAAATAAACCTTGGCTTATTTGAATTTTAAGTTTGTTCCGCTGTTCATTCCTACTAATCCTACGTAGTCTGCCGCGTTACCTAGTGAAGATGCAGTGTTCGTTAATTCAACGTAACCGTATCTTGTTAGGAAACCAACAACTGGTTCGAATGTAGCCGGATCTAGTACAACACCAGAAGACATTAAAGGAATGTAAGGACAATAGAACGCTGGTGCGTCTGCCTCACTTGCTCCTTTGTAACCAACTAGTACGTCTGTACCGTCTGAAGCGTAAGCGTCAACGTATACTCTCATTGCACCGTTTAGTGTACCAACGAATTTAGTGTTAGTAGGTGCTTCAAAAGTACCTTCAGTTGTTCTTGCGAACGCTGAAGTTGATGCTGATTGAAGAACTGTAAGAGCAGTTGGAGAAACTACAGCGTAGTTTCCAGCGCCTCTTCTTGTTCTTGTAGCGATTTGGTTAGCAACTCTGTTGATAAGAACAGCCAATGCCGCGTGTTCATCACCTACGAATGTTGCAGTACCTGACACAGCCGCTTGGTCAAAAGTCTCAGAAGCCGAACCGGCTAATGTTCTTAATGAACCAATTACTTCTTGGTCGATCTCAGCAGTAATCTCTTGAGCTAACGCCGCCATGATTTCCGCTTCTACATCGATACCTTGCTGTGCTTGAGCATCTTGAGCCGCTTCAAAAGTCCATCTAGCACTTAATTTTCTAGATTTCGCTTCAACCGGTTGTTTCAAGATCTGGATTGATAATCTCTTACCAGGTGTTCCCTCTAAAGAAGCAGTTGATGCCGCTTTTGGAGTAGAGTTGTTCTGGTTACCAGAGTATGCTTTCGCAATTTTGAATGGAGATAATGCTTCTTCACCTGCAGTCGTGTTTGACGCAACTGTGTCTGCATATCTTATTCTTAGTGTGTGGATCTGACCAACTGGACCAGTCATTGGTTGTACACCAACGATCTCGTTCGCAATAACAGTAGGCATTACCCTTCTGATTACTGGTAGGATCACTCTGTTTAACGTAGCAACGTTACCTGCAGATGTGGCACCAGCAGTAGATTGCTCTGCTAAGTATCTTTTAGTGTTTTCTAACACTACATCCATAGTTTTTTTCTTGTTGCCTGCTAAACCTTCTGTAAGAGCGGCTTTAGTTTCGCCCCATTTTGATTCAAATATATCTGACATTTGTAATCTTCCTTTAGTTTAGTTAATTATATACCCGCTAACTTACGGATATTTGTTAAGTCAGCATCTTCCCTTTGTGCTCTGTCGCCGCCTGACTCGGAAAGCACTTTCGCACCCTCTCTTGTCACAGCCTTGTCAGCCATCACGTGTGGTAGATACTTGTTGAACGAAGCCTCAAGTTTGTCTGTTTGAACTGATTCCAACAGTTGACTCATTACTTCACTCTTGTCTTTGCCCAATGGTTTGAGCATCTCAGCCATCTTTTCCTTACGTTCCATCAAGTCGGCCTGTCTTTTAGACTCGGCTTCTTTTGACTCAATCACCGCTTGTTTCTCTTCGATAGCCTTCTCCGCGTCTTTCAACTTCATAGTTGTTTCATCAACTACTTTCATTAACTTCGCAGTCTCAGATTTCTCATTTAAGTAAGAATTCTGGTACTCAGAAGCAAACGCTTCGAATATTTTCTTGCCGAAGTTGACAGTTCTCGCCGCTGTGATGTCTTCCTTAAGAGATTTTAGCTCTTCAGCAAGTTTTTTGTTTACAGCAGACTCTACAACTTTAGCAGATCTTGTTATGAAAGCCTCTTTCATCTTGGCCATTTGTTTTTTGGCTTCGGCTACTAGTTTGACCTTCGTTTCCACAACGCCTTTTTTGTCTTCATGGAACTCTTTGATTTCTTTGGCAAGAGCACCAACTACGAATTCTTCCATCTTCTTGAAGTTTTCGTGGACACCTTTTCGGTCGCTGTGTAGTTCTTTTAACTCTTCTGACAGTTTGTTAAGTATGAAACTCTCTAACTTGGCAGAATGTTTGCCTACGTTTTCTTTGTAAGCGATTTTTTCTTGTGCAAGTGCTTTTCTATCTTCAACGAACTTCGTGATCTCTTCAGATAACTTCTCGTTCATCATAGTGTCGATAGCCTCGATCATGTTTGCTTTGTCGTGTTCGTATCTTTTTGCAAACTCTTCTCTCAACTCAGCGCCTACAACTTCTTTGTTTTCTTTGATTTTCAAGTCCCAAGCCTCTTGGATGCCTTTTTGAACATCTTCCGAGATCGCTCCAGACTCTACTAATTTTGATATTGCATCAATCATTTTATTTCAGGTCCTTTATTATGTTTGTTAGTGCCTCTTTCAGGAACTTTTGTGCTTTTGGATCATTTCTAACTTCAGCCGCCAAACCCTTTGCCATGTTACCACCCTTGGTGTTCATTAGGTGTTCGTAAATTGGCGTGGGATAAGCACCCGGTGCCGAAGGTTGGGCCACAACATCTACTGTGATGATCTCAAAGTCTGAAACTTCACCGCTTCCGTATTCGTTCATGTTTCCAGAACCTCTACTTGAAACGCCTAGTTTCACACCTGATTCCAACATAGTTTTGACAAGTTGACCCATTGGTGTTGGTAGGATCTTCATCTTACCGTATCCATTTGGACCGTCCATCCACATCTCAGTGATCATATGTGATACACGATCCAAATTAATTTTTAAATCATCGGGGTGATCTACTTCACCTAACACAGAGTATCCAGAACTTATCTGATCGTTCAGTGTTTTCGTCGCCTTAGCGATTTCTTGCACTGGATAGATCCTTTGATTAGCGTTCTTGATCCCACCTTGAATGCAGATGCCCTTCATGTACAAATCCTTACCGTCTTTTCCCTCGTGTAAGACCTGCACTCTGGCCTGATCAAATGTTAGATTCTCTCTTAGGTATAGTGAACTCATCCGATGTTCTCCCTTAAATCAACAATTACGCTTTGGCAACTGGTGATTTTGCAGATTTGTCAGAACCGTCAGCAGTGTTTGCCTTCTCTTGCTTCTTGAAAGAAGTAGATTTTGCTTTTCCGCCTGTGTTCTCAAAGTCACCGTGCATCTTAGCCGCAGTTGGAGCCGGTCTTCCGTTGTCGTCTGCTCCGCCTTTTGCTATGTTTGCCGTTGTACCGCCTGCTGATTTAACAGAAGCGTTTACTGGTGATTTTGCTGACTTGTCTGAATGGTCGGCAGTGTCTGCTTTAACTGGATTTTTGTACTCTTTCACAGTCTCTTTCGCTTCCTTGCTTTCCATTTCAACTTCTGGAGTTAACTCTGGTGCAACTTCTGGTGCTAGAGATTCGTCTTCTTTCTCTTCTTCACCATCTTTCTTGCCCATCATTGCTTCGAATTCTGCTTTTAGTTCATCTAAAGCGTCTTCCAAGTCAACTACTCTGTCTTCAACATCGCCTTCTGCGTCTTTG